TATCATGCCAAAATGAAATGCCGGATTCGACCACCATTCGGCAGTAAGAATTGTGCCAACCCAAAATCTGTTTTCCACCAGTTTCGAAATAGAGGCCGTTCGCAAACACCAATTACTATTTCAGAGCTGAAACCATAGATAATGAAATTCAATATCAATAAGAAACGGCCTCCAATCAAGAACTGGAGGCCGTTGATGGCATTTCCCGACACTATCCCAACGATTCGGCGCTAGTGCTCGCTTTTCGGGTCGTTCGGCTTGGCATAGCCCAGGCCGAGACGCCAGATCGCGATCAGTACACAGGCCCCGGCATGGAACAAATGATGCACGCCGGACTCGGGGTCGATGTCATCCTCCGAGGGATCGGTCCAGGCCAGAATGTGACGGAGCGCGGCACCGCCGTAGGTCTGACGAATCGCGTACTCAGATTCGTCGGGATATGTGTCCTGCCAGTTGAATGGTAGGTACTTCTTGGAGCCGAACTCCATTGCCGCCGCGATCCCGGCCAGGCCGCGCAATGGTAGCAGCCCGAGCGGTGCCTTGATTCCCTGTGGCTTCAGGTCGGCAGAACTCTTCGCGCTCACATGCTCCATTTCAGGAACTCCTCCACTGAGTAGAAGATCGGAATCCCGTGACGTGTCGCCTCGGCAATCTCAAGTTCGGAACCACTACTCTCCCCAGGCAAGCGGATCAATGCGTCACACTGCCGCAGCCATTCGAAGTCCCAGTCCAACCACTTCTCAGCAGGGCCTGGGTACATCACATCCCAGATCCCATTCAGGTGCGGAATGAATGGGTAGTGACCGGCGCGAAGCAGTTGTTCCCCCGCACTGATCGCGTTCTGGATGTTCTGTCCCCGTGGCCCGAGCGCGATCGGTCCTGCGACATAGACCCTCACGTCTGCCACCTCTGCAATGCGATCATCACTGAGGTGTAGTCCGGGTGCGAGTTCCCGAACCTAGGCCCGGTGGCATAAACCACCAGCCGCATCGTGGCCCAGTACACGAGTGGGCGGGGAAGCAGCCGAGCCAGCCCGCGCCAGAACGTTTCCCTGGCCTCGATCAGCCAGAGCTTGAATTGGAACCGCATCCTGTCTCCTCTGCTTGGATGTACATTCGGCGAAGCACCGACGATGCGTCGATGATCTCGGCGCGGAATCGGTCCACGTCCCCACCTTCCAGACTCGCCTTTGCCAGTTCGCCGATCTCTTCCATCAGCACGATCATCAGCAGTGCCGTGCTTCGATTCTCATGGTTCGATTCGCACTGCTCGATCGTGAGGGCGTCGAACTCGAAGCCGCGTTCCGCAGCGGGATCACCGCAACTGGCACAGAGCGGGTCACCACACATGCAACTCATGCTTGCTCCAGATGGCCTTCATCCCATCCCCACTTCACGCCGCCCGTGACTACAATGCCGCGAGCGGCCAGGAAACCAACGATGTACGCGGCCCGCTTCGCCACTTCGAGCTTGTCCCATGTCGGACGGCCGCCGACGAATGCTGCGATATCGACCGCCTCACCATAACCATTGCCGTCGTGGTCCTGATGATTAGACAATAGGATGATACCGTCGCGATACGTCACAACCAAGCCAGCATCCACGATCTCACCATCCTCGTCTCGACCCTGGAACCACAGATCCTGCTGCTCGTCTCGGGTCCGAAGTCCGCTGACTGCACCGAAGTCCAGCCAGTCCGGCGCTGCTAGCAACGCATCAAGGATTGCGTCTCCCATCTTCGGCTCGATGGTCTTGAGTACCGACCGTGTTCGCTTCCCTGCCTTCGCCATGCTACCACTCCCTCAGAATTCTGTCAATCAGCCCCAGCTCCAGGGCTTGATCGGCCGTGAGATACGTCTCGTCAATCAGCATCTTGCGCAGCTTCGCGACGGGATACTTGGGCTGCTTCTCGCGGATCCGCCGCAGGTAGGTGTCCTCCATCAACTTCATCAACCGCTCGTTCTCTTTCGCCACGGCGCGCGCAACGTGGGCGTTCTCCTCATACCCCCAGCTACCATAGTGCAGCATCATGCAGCAGTGCTGTGACATTACGCGATCGTCCGCCGCTTGCGGAATCCACGAGCCCATCGACATCGCCATGCCGTAGAGGGTGATGGTGACAGGAGCGTGGCTGCTGGCGATCGCGTCGTAGATGCCGAGCCCGCAGTATTCGTCTCCGCCCCCGCTGTTCATGATGATGCTGATGGGTTCACTGCTCTGAGCTAGCAGTACGTGCATTGCCTTGAGGAAGAACTCTGCCATCTCCTCTTCGACCTCACCGCCGATGAAGATGGTGCGCGTAGGGACGTGCAGACTGTAGTCGAAGAATCGGTCAATATCGTCACGGCGAAGCTGGCCCATAGGATACTACCCACTTGTTGATGTCATCTTGAGAATAGGGTGTGGTCGTATTCAGGATTGCTTCCCGCAGCCCGTTGCTGGGCGCAGTCAACCATTCGCGAGCCTCCCGGCCCACGTCGTCGTCACGCATCGCGTCCTGGCCTGCTTGAATGAGCACGGCCTGCCCGAGCCGCACCCAGTCGATCACTTACCTCGTGGCCCCCGCCTTGCCAATTCAGTAGCGGCAGCTCTACTGAGAGGGGTGTTCTTCGTGCTGTCTCGAACGATCTGCTCAAGTGATGTCGCGCTGATTCGTGTGACATCAACCTGGGCCTTACCGCTGCGAGCAAGCTGACTGACCTTCCGCGCTGAACGGTCGATTCCATCCTGTGCCATTCCAAGCCTCCATCGAAGGGGATATCTGACACAATACGGACGAGCGGCTCTGCTGGCAATGGATCCTCCCATTCAGCACCCAATCGCCATGATGCGCACACCATTCCAGCCAGAAAGCCCAGAATGAAGACCAGGGCCGTGAGTAGTCGGCCGATAACTGGGCGGGCAGGCGGCTGGGTAGGACTACTATGTGGCACGGCCACAGTTTCCCCAGCACTTGTCAGCCCTTCGGCCTGCCCCCCCATCTCCCGCTCGGCTTCGGCGAGCTTGTCGGCCATACGATCAACCTCGCGGGTTGAAAAGTGAAACTGCCCCGCCATCGCACCAGTGATGCTCTGTGCCAACTGGTTTCTCACTTCCCTCACCAGCTCTTGTGCTCGGCTAGTCATCTCCCTCACTCTTCCCCCCATCTCCGCGTCGGGGAGCGCGTGGGACTTGTAACCGCAGCAGTACTTGTCGTGCAGCTCGGCGTCGGTGGGCTGGGTGCGGCGGTTCCAGGCGGCAGTAGCCTCTTCGTTAGTGCTCTTTTCGTGAAGCACCAATACTCTGCATTCCCCCATACAACCCACATATGCACCCTTCCCCAAAGACGCTCTCCACAGCTCGGCTGGTCCGCCGCAGTGTGGGCACGGCTTCAGCGGCTCACTCATCGCGTGGCCCCCAATCTCGCGTGCAAAGTACGGCCTCAACAACCTCAATGGCGGCTTTTACAAGCAAAACTGCGTGCTGCGGACAGTCGTACCCATCTGCCCAGGCACGTATGTCAGATATTGCTTTTTGCATCTCGCGGATTGATACATCTCTACTCATCGCGTCCCTCCAGGGCGGCGGCGGCAGCGGCTAAGTTGCGGCGAACCGTATCCAGTCTGCACGCGATCGTATCGCGACTATAGAGGTATCCGCCGTCCGCATCATTCCATCGCACTACAGCTTCTGAGATACGCGCAACGGCGTCGATCTCATCGCGGATCGTCTCGATGTGTGGGTTGGTCATTGGGGGGCCTCCCCCAGCAGCTCGCGGACGGCGTCTTTGAACTCGGTGTTGTGCATGAGCGGGCTTTGGCCCGAGCCAATCACGTTACGTCTATGCTTCTGCCACGCTGCCTCGATCTCGGCGTCGGTGGGCTGGGAGCGCTCACAGCATCCCCTGTGCGGGCAGGCGCAAGCATGGCCTGGTGGCTTCAGCGGCTCACTCATCGCGTCCCTCCAGGGTGTTGGCCCAGCACACAGCTTCTTTGTACGTCGGCCCTCCAAGAAAGTAGGGAGGCCCGTCTTCCATCTCTTCGTTAGCGACGATGTACTCTCGCAACTCGCTCGCGACCTCCGCCACCCGCGCCTCGCGCTGCTCCAGGGCGTCGGCGGCGGCGAATAGACAGATGGCTTGTGCTTTCAGGAGCGGCTGACGGCTGTAGTATACGCAGTGCCGCACGAGAGCGTCGTATTCTTCTTGGTGCCGTCGCGCAACATCGCGCAGCATCTCGATTAGTGGGTTGGTCATGGGCTCTATGAGCTGCGTTAGTGTTTCTTCACCAGCGTCGCGCTCAACTAGCAACGCTTCCATGTAGCGTTCCGCTTGTGCCTCGCGCTGCTCCAGGGCGTCGGCGGCGTCGCGCAAAGTTTTAGCGTCTGCAAGCTCGGACAACTCAGCGACCGGATGCTTGCACTTGCGAAACTCAGTGGCGGCGCGCTCTCTTGCTTTAGCGACCTCGCGGATCGTCTCGATTGGGTTGGTCATGGGCGGGACTCCTTGGTCAAGCCGCAATTAAAACAGTAGGTGCCATTCCACTCATGCTCGCCTTTGCAGCACGGGCAGTCTTTGTGTTCCGGTCCCCAGCCGCACGCCGTCAACGCATCACCGGCCAAGAGGCCCGAGGGCGTCAGGTCGTGCAGCCTGTAGTGCGTGATCACGGCCCGACCAGATCCGAGAGCAGATTGTACAGCCGCGTCGCCGTTGGCACTCCGCTCTCTTCCGCGAGCGCGCGAAGCGCCTTCTTCTGTGCGACCGAGATGCGAACATTCACCATCACGGTGCGTGCGTTCTCCTTCTCGGGCTTCCGCCCGTACTGATCGAAGTGCGCCATCAGAACCTCTCACTTTCCGGCGTCATCCCCAACAGTGCGGCTTCGTTCACCGAGCCGTCGAGGAACGCGCGATGCAGAGAGTCGATCAGATCTGGCGGAGCGTGTGTCGCACGTTTATCAGCCAACGGCCTATGCCGTAGCGTGATCGTCCAGCGATAGTTCAACGGCGCGGCTTGGCGCGGTCCAATGTAGATACTCTCGGTGTAGCGACCGTCGCGCTCATTTACCGGGAACACTCGCCAGCAGCGGTCGGTGATCGGATCGTTCCACTCCTGAATGATGGCGTTGATCACGATGACCAGGCTGCGAAACTGCATGTACTTGTTCTCTCCGTCCCATTCCTCGGGACGTAGGACACGATGCGCGAACATATTGTGCTCGAAGTCGACGCCGTACATGATGTTGGATCGAAATGCGGGCCTTCCACGATAGACCCAGCAGCAGGTATCCTGCGACCACAGCCGATCATTCTGGTAGATCGCGTTGGCCAGAGCGACTACAACGTCGATCAGCTCTGCTGGCCGATCACAGTCTGGAAGCTGATAGTCGACAGGCTCCCATTCGGTCTGGCTCGATGTGCCATAGGGCGGAATGCGTGGAACCTCGATCTCAAACGGGACATCGTCCTCGATCATTGGAGCAGTCGTACTATTGCAGCCAGTCAGCAACAGCAGTACGAACAGGCCGAGAATGCCCAGCAGAATGCTGGCCTCAAGTCGAACGCCTCTAGTCCTCATCATGGTAGAACGCCTTTGGAATGCCGTAGACCCTGTAGTGGTCATACTGGTCCGGTGTGATCTGACCCCGCGAGAGCAGGAACTCTAGCGTGGCGTGTTCTCCTTCGTGACGCCCCAATCCAACCCCCAACTTGGGATTGTTCCGCGTCGCCACGTTTGCCTTGGTGATGTGGCAGAGCCACGTCAGTAGTTGTTGTCTCATCTCATCTCCTTGGGGCAGCGGCAGCTCTACTTACCCCAAAACAGCAGAGCCCGAGGCCGGAATGGCACCGCTGCCCAGTTATTCGCCGACGCCCATTCGTTCGAGCTTCGAGTTCATCTCGAACTGCTCGCGGCCCGAGAGCTTGTCCCATTCCGCGTCACGGTCCTCCTGGCAGTCGTTCATGCAGGCAGCCAGGTAGCGCGCCTCTGTTTTCGAGAAGTAGAACGCCCCGAGACGATACTCCTCGAACGCTTCCCACGCCAGGGGTACGCACTCCTTCACGATCCCAGCGATCGCGTTCGCGTACTGCCGAATCTCCAACTGAGCGTGCGGGTCCATGCGCAGCCCAAGAAAGTGGAACAGGTTGTGCAGGTCGATCTTCCAGTATGCTTCGGTGTAGGTCGAGAGTGGTAGATCCTTGCGGGCCTGTTCACGAGCAACGCCAGCTTGCAGTCGGTCCTTGTAGAGAGCATCAGCATGACGGTGGAACTCCGCCTCGTTCGCTGACAGATTGTTTCCAACCGGGACTGGAAGCATGCTGTCGCTGCCCTGCTTGTTGACTACCGATTGCGCTCGCCATTCCCTGGGTGAAGTGCTCTGCTTGTCGTCGATCGCTTCGGAGTACCGCGTCGAGTATTCGTTCACCGACGCGGTCCGGTGTCGGATCCATTGACGCCAGCAATCCATCGGAACTCTGACGTGGAACTTGAATTCGACCATCTCGAACGGAGTCGTGTGACGATGCCGCATCAGGTAGCGGATCAGGCCGCGATCCTCGCTGATCGACTTCGTCCCCTTGCCGTACGAGACGCGAGCGGCCTGAACGATCGAAGAGTCGTCACCCATCACGTCGATCAGGCGAACGTGGCCCTTGTCGAGCACGCGCCTCGTGGCCTTTCTTGTGTTCTCAGTCACCACTGCTGCTGTCTTCCAGCTCGACGACGAACGAGCCGCCGCTGATGCCGTTGCTGGCGTACTTGACGTCCGTCACCTTGGCGATCTTCGCCGTGGTGCGCTTGTCGAGATACTCCTGCACGGCCTCCATCAGCGCGGCCGGGCAGAGAATCAGCTTGTTGCTTCCTGGGATCATGTCATCTCCTCAGCAGGTATCGTAGGGTGGGGAGTCGGTCGTTGCACAAGCTCAACGCCTTGCGCAGCCAGTCCTTCTCCTCGCGAGGAAGCGGCAGGTACATGCGTTCCGCCCGCTTCAGGATCTCCATGAACTGGACGTGCCCGTCCTTCGTGGTCCAGATCGGAGCACGCAGCTCATCGAAGCCGAGTCGCTGCATGTAGATGTCCGTCACCGGCAGACGCATCATGGTGTCGAACCCGCCAGGCGGCAGATCAGCGATCCGCGTCATCGGGTTGTTGCGCAGGCATGCACGAGCACGGTCGCCAAGTTCGCGGTTCCAGCCGGTCATTGGCCCATAGTGCAGCAACTCGTTGATGATTTCGTATGGATCGTACGCGGTCGTGTCGTGACCGCAGTTCTGGCATCTCATCTCGACACCTCGACCAGTTCACCAAAGACGCGAACCGTGAAGCCCAGCCTGGTCAGTTCGGCGACGGTGTCCGCCGTGAACTGACGTATCATCGCATCTGCCGCAGCCGATTGCCGCAGAAAGTTCTCGCTGCGACGCTCACGATCCACCACGATCTGTTCGCGTTCAAGCTGCTCCATTGCAGCGTCGGCGCTCATGCCTGTTCGGGCGAGCGTCACGATGCGCCGCACCCCGTCTGGGCAGTAGGATAGTCTCATCACTTGACCTCCCAGGTCAGGACTGTGTGATTCTTGCGGTTGCCCATCGCTGCTTCCGCATCTTCCTCACGGAGATGCACGGACACGATCTCCCCCATCGGGCCATGCACGATATACACAGCCGCGAGCTGGGGCTCGACCAGATTCATGCAGGTCGCGAACCAGCGCAAGGTGTCCGCCCTATCATCGCCGGTCCGTTCGATCTGAACAGACATGCAGGTCTGCACGATCTTTCGGGACACATCAAAATGGGACATCGTCGTCCTCCGGCGCAGCGGGGCTGGAGGACTTGCTCAGGAACTCCACGGTCTGGGCAACGATCTCGGTCGTGAACACGCGGACCCCGTCCTTCTCGTACTCCCCGTACTCGATCCGCCCCTCGACCAGCAGCTTTGAGCCCTTGCGGACATACTGTGCCACGACCTCAGCTTGGCGGCCCCAGAACTTGACGCGGTGCCAGCTCGTCTTCTCCTGAAGCACCCCATCCTTGTTCTTCCACTTCTCGTTCGTCGCGAGTGAGATGCGGGCGTACGCCGTGCCGTTCGTGGTTGTGCCAGCGTCGGGGTCCATCCCCGCATTGCCGACCAAGATTGCCTTGTTCATTGTACCATTCCTCGATTGTTGTTGTCCATGCCTGCCATGCCGCTTCAAACCCCGTCGCACCTCGCGTAACCTAGCCACGCCGTGCCTGCCTTGCCTTGCCGTGCCGCGCCCTACCTAGCCGCGCCCGACCGTGCCTCGCCTGCCATGTTATGCCATGCCGCGCCTAGCCTGACCTTCCCCGCCTTGCCGTGCCTGCCATGCCTCACCAAGCCGCACCCGGCCTCGCCGTACCAGGGCTCGCCGCGCCTCGACGCGCCTGCCTAGCTCACTCGCTCCAATGCGGCAAACACTTCAGCGAGTTCGTTGAGACGACGATACCGATTCATCCACGCATCTGCCTCACGCAGCGCACGCTTCAGGAATTCGGCCCTCGCCTCGGGATCTTCAAGGATCTCGTCAGTGGACGCGAACACGCCCACTGAACGGACCTGATTCGGCTCGCGCTTTTCGAACTTCACGTTGTAGGCGCGCTCCTCGATCTCGGGTGATTCCGCGTAGCGTACAACGACGCTACGCAGCAGTTTGGCAGCGTTGGCGCGGTAGTGTGCTTCCGCCGCTTTCGATACACCCATGTCGAAGATCTGTGGTCGGATCGGAGACGTCTTGGAACGGGCAGCTTCCACCACAGCTCGTGATGTCAACTCACCGTTCCGCTTCTTGATCCGATCGAGTTCCTTGGCGGCTACCTCAGCGTCGACCCCCTTTGGGTCATACCCACTGACGTAGCCGAAGAATGTTGGCGTTGCCATCACGCACCGGCCTTGACACGGAATCGGCCGAAGTCGCCGCCCTTTTCGGGACGCCATTCGCACACACCGACACCGAACCCGGCCAGGTTGATCAGGTTCAGGATGTCTTCGGGCTGGAGCATGTCGGGATTGTACTCCACCGTGAATTCGGTCTCCCACTTGTCGAATTGGGGACGATACCGAAGGTCGGCGGAACCTGCACCGACACGAACCGCGTCTTCTCGGAGCCGGGGTTCGGAGCATGTCATCGGAATGACACCATTCGGATCATCGCAGAGGATGAAGAGGGCCTTGCGAACCAAGGTCTTCTCCACACCGATGTCCTTGTGGGCCGCACCGATCACGCACTTTGCGAGAGCGGCGACGGGCACACCGAATTCTCCATCAGCGGTGCGGTAAGTCGCTGCTTCTGCCTCGGCAGCGGGATCCCGCTTTTCGCGAGTCTTGGTCTTCTTCCCCGCGTGCTTGTCACGCATCATCTGCTTCGCCTTCTCATTCCATTGATGCTGGATGATCGGGCTGATACCTTCGATCGTGACGATCATTCGCTCCGGCTGAACCGGTTTGAGTGTGATCTTACCTGCCATTGTCATTCGTCCTTCGTTATGAGGCATCACGCCTCGGTGTGGTGCAGCTCTCTTTCAAGCCGCTTCAGGTCACCGTGCTGCACATATGCAAGCAGGTGCTTCAGTTTGCCGCGATCCAATCCGGTGGACGCGACAGGTTCGTGCTGTGAGATCAGATGTGCCATGTGCTTGCGCATTCGTGCAAGCTCCAGCCGAGCGGTGGCGTTCTCTACCTCAGCGCGCCACCGCGCCTCGCGGTCCTGTTCTTGGAACAATCTGGATAGAGCGTCCACAGCTCAGCCCTTCACACAGATGATCTGCTTGAGAGTGTGCTTCACCTTCACGAGGTCGGTCTGGTTCTCCATCACCTCGTCGATGTCCTTGTACGCGCCTGGGATCTCGTCCAGAACGCCCTTGTCCTTCCGACACTCCACACCCTCGGTCTGTGCTACCAGATCTTCGGATGTGAACGTCTTCCTTGCCTGGGTGCGCGACATGCGGCGACCGGCTCCGTGCGAGCATGAGTCGAAGCTCTCCGGGTTGCCCAGCCCCTCGACGATGTAGCTTCGCGTGCCCATCGACCCAGGGATGATGCCCATGTCGCCAGCGCGCGCACGGATCGCTCCCTTGCGCGTCACCATCAGGTTCTCACCGTAGTGGTGCTCGCGTGCTACATAGTTGTGGTGGCAGTTGATTGCCTTCTCTGCCAGGCCACCGATAACTAGTCCAATGTCGTGGAATGCGGCATGGATTGAGTGCATCATCACTACACGATTCACAGACGCATATTCCTGAGCCCACTGCACTGCTGCCCAGTACGCATCGAAGTGCTCCGTGCCTTCCGGCAAGTACGCCAGATCCTTGTCAGGCAGGTGGATGAAATGGCGCTCCATGTCCTGCTTCGCCAGCCCGATGAAGTGCATGCCGATCTTGTTGCCGATCCCGCGCGATCCACTGTGCAGCATGATCCACACGTCGTCATTCTCGTCCAGACAGATCTCGATGAAGTGGTTGCCGCCACCCAACGTGCCGATCTGGTGCGCGAGCGTGACACGGTTCTTGTGCTCGCTCACAGCACGGAATGACTCATGGTCCTGCTCCAGCTTGCAGAACTCATCCACCAGGCCCTCGGCGATCGCGTCCTGTAGTGGATTCAGCTTCGCATGTCGATTGAACCCAACAGGGACGCGCGCCTCGATTGCGGAACGGAGCTTCACCAGCGGAATGTCGTCAGGACGAACATCGGTCTTGACCGCCATCATACCGCAGCCGATGTCGACACCCACGGCGGCCGGGATGATCGCGCCCTTCGTGGGCACCACCGACCCGATCGTTGCGCCCATGCCGAGATGGACATCAGGCATCGCAGCAACCCACGGGTCAACGAACGGCATGCGCGCAGTGTTGCTGAGCTGGACGATCGACGCTTCGTCCACGTCCGGTGTCCAGATCTTCACAGGCTTCATGCCCGTCTCATGTAGCACTCGACTGATCATGCTGTACCTTCCTAGCCAATAGGCCGAATGTGATGCCCCAGAACCAGATAACTGAAGTTACCCATTGGTAGGGGCTCGCCCTGCTTGTCTCGCTGTCCGTGGTGAGCACCGGCTGCGATCAAGATTGCTTCGGTGAGGTTCATTCGAACGACCTCATGTCATGCATCGCCAACTCGCCGATGCACATCTCACGATACTTCTGCTTCTTCGTGTCGCGGCCCTGCCTCACCCAGTAGAATTGGCGGCTGCCGTCCTCGAATCCAGTGCCGACGCAGACATCATGCCCCTCGGCCTTCAGTCGACGAAGCTCCGGTTTCACGTCGGCCGTCTTCAACCGTTTCATCAGATCACGCAGCGTGCGCGGTGTCTTCATCCATTCAGCGGTCAGTGGTGTGCCGTTCATGTCAGCCTCTTGGTGTTGCCGTTGATGTTGATGCGCCCACCGTCGCGTCGACCCTGGTCGCGTGCGCTGCGTTCGCTGCGATGGCGACTCCCACTACACCGGACCAGACCCATCTCGCGGCCGATGCGCTCGACGTGACGCTCACGTTCCTTGATCACCGCGAGCGCGGTGTCGACCATGACCAGCGCAGTGCCCGTGCTGGCCTCGGTGTATGCGGTGGCGACCGCAGCCCCGTGAGCTTCCTTCAGACGGGCACGCAGCGTGTCGACCACGCCGTGCCGCCAGTTGTTGGTCCACGTCCGGCCGTTGCCGGAGTAGTTGCGACCCAGGCTCGTGATCTCGCGAATGAGGAAGGCGTAGAGGCAGCGCACGCTCTGCGTGTCACCCTCTTCGCCGATGATCTTCAGGTCGCTGCCGGAGCGGTAGACCTGGCAGGAGTTGACGGCAGCGATCGCCATTGCGAGCTGCGCCCGCCATGCGGGCAGACGGCCGCTCGAATCCAGCGGATCCTCCCAATCCTTGATCAGCTCGGCGCGCACCTCGTTCAGGTCCAGTGAGGCTTCGCTGATCTGATGCTTCGTCATCAGGGCCTGTGCCCGTGACGCAGCGTTCGCCGCTTCGCCCTCGGTCGCGCTCGGTGCGTTCGCGAGGTTGAGCAGCTTCTTGATCGTGCGGAGTGTCTTGGAATCGGTCATGGTGTGTCCCTTCTGTGTTGGCATATGCCTGACTTCAGATATGATTATACCATAGATCGGGCCAGGGTGTCAACCCTGGTCTATCCACCCATTCACCCTCTCCAGCGGCCTTTTCCAGATCGGGCTGACGATCACTGCGAACACCCACGCGATACCCAACAGGGCGTCGATCAGGATTGGCCTCATAGCTCCTCCATCATGGCGCGCGCCGCTTCGATATGGCCCTGGTTCTTGCGGATCTGCCCTTGGAGGAATCGGTTCGTACTGACCAGCTCCTCCATGAATGCCTTCAGCGCAGCGCGCTCACTCTTGTGCAGTGGCAGATGCTTGTTGAACCTGCGTCGATGTTTCCATGCGGCAAGACTCATGTCGCCCTCCAGCATGACTTGCTTCGCTGTGACCGTTGCCTCGGCACAGTCGATGTGCAGCTCGCCTGCGTAGTCAACGTAGGCTTTGTAGATCTTCATCCCTTCTCCACCTCTGAGATCAGCTCGTCCAGCTCCATGTGCAGCTCGGTCTCGTCGAGGTCCATCACCCTGGCCTGGCCCATGCCGTAGTGCTCACGGTACGCACGCCGCTTCACGCATTCACGCATCCACGGCGTCACCTCTTCGAACCCCACTTTGAACTGGTCAGCCGCAGTAGCGGTATAGTAGTCGACCGGACCGCCAGCCTCAAATGTTGGATTCGGCTTCCGCCGATCCCAGAGTGTGACCGCACCCCATGCGATCAGCAGCGCGATCCAAACAGCGACCATGATGTATGTGATGCTCATGCCGCCACCTCCTGCAACAGCTCGGCCTTCGTCGGCCGCTTGAAGAACCCGAACGCTGCGTCGTCGCGACTGACCTCGAACTTGGCGGTGAATGCCACCACGGGCTGTGTGCGACGGACGATCTGACGCAGATCTTCATACTCGTCCGCGTCTGTGTTACGCAGCTCCATGATCGCGCTGCTCAACACCTCTGGCATCGTGCCGTACACTTTGTAGGCGCCACCGGCATGCTCGACTCGCACGATCATTTTGATGACATCAGCGGCGTGGTAGCCATAACCCTCGACCCACTTGATGCCGACCACGGTGCCCTCGATGCGAACACGTCCGCCGAGGATGGTGCTTGGAATCGCCACCGGCCGGAACTCGACGCGCTCGATCTGAGCGTCATCGTAGAGCTTCTTCAGGAGTGCGACCTGCTTCGTGGTAAGCGAGCCCCAACGGTAGAGGTTGGCCTTCAGGTCACGAGTGATGTGATGGTCAAGCGAGAGCCACACGCGAATCTCAGGGTGCAGCATGATGAACATGATGACCTCATGACCGATCTCGTATAGCTTCTGCTTGCGCTGAGCCGCAGCGATCGCCTTGGCACGCTTGCCCCGGTACTCGGCATCGTCAGCCATGAGGCCATACTTCTCAGCGCACACATGACCGATCGAGATACGCAGCCCCGTGGGCTCATGCTCCCATGCCTCACCGTAGCGGAACTGGGTGCCACATACGCAGCACTTACCGAGCGCGACGTAGTTCTCGACAGGGCGTGCCTCGATGAAGCGTGAGCAAGCAGCGGTATTGAACGGGATCTCGCCCGGCTGATTGCCGCCGAGATCGTAGCTGTCGAAGTAGCGGAATTCGGAAGGGATGATGGTGCTGGGGGAGAAGCGCATGATGCCTCCTGCTGTGTTTGGTGTCTCTACCCTATAATCATAGCACATCTGGTGCCAAAGTCAACCACCTAGAACGGCAAATCTTCCGCACTTTCCTCACTGTCCGGGTTGTCCCATGTCATGGTGGAGCGATGCCCGTTGTTCCACATAGTTCGAGCAGTGAGGATGTCAGGGAGCACATTCAATCGGACCCTGGCCCCGTCGCGCGAGGTTGTCACGCTTCGCATTGGCCCGAGCTGCTTCCTGATGAAGTACGCGAGCTGGATCGGACTGAGCCGCTGCATGGGCGTGGTGCTGGACATGACGAACTCGTTGTAGGACGCATGCAGGTCCGGGTTCGCCATCTGTGTGGAGTTCATGCCCCAGGGACGGCCCGAACCGAACGAGGCTTCTGTCAGTACATGCAGCCACCACTCTTCGTGCGGCAGTAGCGAATGCTTCTTCTGTGCATCCAGCGCCTTCGTCTGTGGGACATCAAACAGGTTGAATGAGCCCAGGTCGTACGTCATCAAGTAGTACAGCAGGCTCTCGTAGCCACCGCTGGACAGGTCATCAGCGATCGCTGCGAAGTGGGCATTGTTGCGCATGCGCTTGTCGTTCACATCCACGACGAAGAAGCGACGGTCTTGTGCCTCGACCGGCACGACCCAGTCGCTGTTCGATGCGAGCATCAGATTGGCAAAGTTCGGTGCGACTTCCGCGTCACGCCCCTTGGCCTCCACCATCTGAAGCTCCTCAGTGATCAGCGTCTTGAGCGTTGCCACATGGCGCTTGTCGCCAGCATAGAACGCTTCATCACCGAACACGAGCAAGGCGTCCCGCAGATGGTTGTTGAAGTTGCCGATCAGGTGGGACGCATTCGAGATGTGCAGGAAGTGACGACCAAACAGCTTTCCGAAGTGAGTAGCGAGGAAGCTCTTGCCCGTGCCGGGCAGCCCACGCATCACAACGCACGTACCGCCCGGACTGGCAGGCTTCTGTACCAGCGTCGCCATCCAGCTCACGAGATAGTCGGCGTGCTCCTGATTACCATCACAGATCACTTCAAGGATGTGGCCCAGCAGCCCTTGGTGCTTGGTCCCAGGGATCGCATCATACTGCCAGCCCTGCCACAGGTTGTAGCAGTCCGGCGTGTCCATGCCTGGGGCGAACGTGACGCGGTTGTACTGGCGGCGCTGCGGATGCTTCAGCCACCAGCTACCGATAGGCTCAAGTCCAGGCTCACCGTTCGACTTGAGCACTGTCTCGAACTGGTTCATGTAGCGGTTGCGGAAGTCGGAGAAGCTCTGTGCTGTGAGGTTGTGGCGCTTCATCACCGGATCGTACAGATCCTCGACCACGAGACACTTGCCGCCGTAGTTCGTGATCACTGCATGCCGCTCATTCAGGATGCGCAAGTTGGTGGACGTAGCCTCCATCTTGGCCCGCTCGATCTGACGCTTCGCGTAGCGGTCCACGTCCTTCGCTTCGAGCACGCTCTCGCTGATGCCGAAGTTGGGATCGGTGATCACGCTATAGATGATCTCGTCCGGGCACTTGGCCCGTACCATCTGGCAGCACACGTCGAACAGCCACGAGCTGCGGCTGTCATCGTCCTTCAGCTCGTCCGGGTGACGGCCCTGGACGATGATGACCTTGACGCGGTCAGCGATCTTCCACTCATCCAGATCGTCCACACCGGCCAGGCGTGGGATGTTGCCGCTGATGTTGACAGTGAATGCGCCGTGCGATGCCGGAGCGGTGTCGGCTGCTTGCGTGAACTCAGAAAGTGGGTACGAGGTCTTGTCGAAGTAGAGCACGCTCGCTTCGATCGGGACGCGACCCTTCGCGACCTTCTGGGCATTAGGGAAATTCGTTGTTCCCGGCAGCCGCATGATGCGGTCCACGTTGTGACAGTTGTCCCCACCATAGATCAGCTCGATCTGCTTGTTGTAGCGAGCAGCCGCTGTGTACGCAGCTTCCTCGCCATTGATGGTGATCGGCTCGGTCAGTCGCCAAAAGCACTGGAAGCCACCACCCGAGTAGACGACTGCCGTGGGCTTGGGCACGCCCACCTGCTTGGTCATGACAAGCGCCTTGATTCGATCCAGCTCGGCCAGCAGATCGCCTGGGCCAGCGTCGATATCGACATGGAGCCAATGCACGGCCTTGATGTTCTCGCGCTCCGCCTTCTTGTCCTCGGCAACGTCTACTTCGCCCACCGAGAAGTAGACGTTGCGCTTCTTCGCCGCGTTCATCTCCTTCACCCACACAGCCGCTTCCTTCGACTGCTCTGGGCCAAATGCCTTGCTGTCGACACCCTTGCGGTCAGTAGCGATGGCTGTGAGCAACCAGACGCGGTCGGGATGGAACTTCTTCAGGAACTGAACTGGAGTCATCCGCGCAGCCTTGCGATGTCTTCTGGTGTGAACACGAACGGTGGCAGCTTAGTCTCGTTCAAGTATCGTGCCAAGAACTTACCATCGAATCCGTCGTTCCAATAGTCGCCGCGCGTCACGTTCGCTGCTTCGATCAGCTCCTCGCGCGTTGATTTGTTGACTACCATAGCTGCGACCGCCCCATCCAGCAAGATCCATTCACGCCTGCACTGGAGCAGAAACCACGACTGCCCGCCAGCCTTGCGCCTACGATAGTGCCACACACGCTGCTGTGGTGTAAAGTGTGGAATGGTGACGATCCCGCCACGCGACGGCCAGGAACGCAGCCACTTCAGTTCGATCCAGCCCTCGACATAGTTCACGTCGGGCGTTCCCGGCAGGACCGGATTCTCGACGGCGATGGCGTTGAGTGACCGCAGCTCGCGCACCACGCGCTGCCGCATCCCTGATTCACTCACAGCTCAATGACCACGGTCAGGGTCTCTACTCCGGCCTCGCCCAGCATCTGCCCACTGTGGGCGAGATGATAGTCGACGCCCGAGCCCTTGCCGGTGAATGGGCGGTTCGGCCCGATGACCTTGGCGATACCGGCCTGGATGAATGCACGGGCACAGTCAGAGCATGGTGTGGGTGCGAAGTTCATGTAGGCCCACAGACCCTGAGTCCTGACACCACGGCGCGCTGAGTCGAGCACGACGTTGCGCTCAGCATGCTCAATCCACTCATACTTCTCCGGCCGCGTATCCAAGCGGTAGCCATAGTCGTGTACGCCACGCGGGATACCATTGAACCCCACCGCCACGACGGTGCGGCTCACAGGGTCAACTAGAACGCATCCGACCTTCGTCGATGGATCCTTGCTCCATGTCGAGACCAGCTCAGCCATCTCGATGAATCGGTGATGCCACTTCATCGCAGCTCCTTCATCTTGGGTAGATCATTCAGCGCGGCTTCGAACGAGGCTGGTGAGTGGCAGACCACATGCAGCATCTCCGCGTACCTGCGCCGCTTCTCATTCACGAACACGACAGGCTTGCCGAGCGCATGCGCGTAGCCGATCTCGAACGCGAGATTCGGCCAGCCAGGGTTGTCTACCTCCATGTAGGCGAACATCATGTCACACTCCCTGATCATTCGCTTGTCCTTCTCCGTATAGTTGCGGGAGTCGTGCATCTTGTGCTCGCTCGGGTCGAGAAACTCGACATCCAGATGGCGCACCGCGTCCTTCACCTGCTGCTGCCATCCACTCACGAAGCCACCCGCTAGATAGATCTTCATGCAATCTCCTTCGCTTCGCCCCAGCTCGGTCCGATCTCGATATCGACCTTCGAGGGCACGTTGATTGTGACGCAGGTTCGCATGACGTGAGCGACTTCTCTGGCCTGTTCGATGCTCACAACGCCACCACAGATCTCGTCATGGACTTGAAGCTGTAGAGGCAGGCCCGCCTCATGGATCCTGATCATCGCCAGCTTGGTCTGGTCAGCGGACGACCCCTGAATCAATCGGTTGAGTGCTTTGAACGTCCAGTCATAGCCACCGCTTGCAGCGACCGGGAAGCGGCAGCGCCGACCAAGCAGGGTCTTGATGTAGCCGCGCGCCTTGGCCCGACGCTCACAGATATAGCTCAGCTTGCGCACGAACGGTACACGATCATCAAACAGGTCAAACAGCGCCTGGGCCTCTGGGCCAGCCGCCTCGTATGCACCCCTCGATCCTTGCCGCATCTCCGCAGGCAGACCGACCGATCTCGCGAGCTTCCCACCTCCCATGCCGTAGCACATGCCCAGGAAGATCTGCTTGCACTCCGTACGTCGCTTCTTCCATGTCGGATCGTCTTCAGTCAGCCCAGGATAGATCATCTGGGTCATCATCGCGTGGTTGTCGGTGTTGGGGTTGTTGCGGTAACGGTCGGCCGCTTCCTTCGCGCCAGTCAGCCCGATCAGCTCAGCGAAATGGACCAGCATGCGCGGCTCTTGCTGTGAGTAGTCCGCAGACATCCATAGATCAGTACCATGATCTGGTACATAGATCGAGCGCCACATCTTGGCGAAGTCATCACGAGCCGGTTGGTTCTGCATGTTCGGGTCGGACGAGCTGAGCCTGCCATACTTGGCGCCCGCTCCCTCTCCCGTCTCTCTGGCCCGCCGCATCTGGTTGAATGTGCAGTGGATCCTGCCGTCGACCATGTGCTTGTTGATGCTTGCCACGAAGCCGGTGCGCAGCTTGTTCATCTTGCGTGCCATCAGGATGGCGTCCGTTGCTGGATGATCAACCTGTTCGAGCAGATCCTTGTCGATCTGCCACTGGCCCGTGGTCGTCTTCTTCATCCGAATGTCGAGCTTCTCCATGATGGGCAGGAGCGCCTTCTTTGCGTTCACGTCCCCAACACCAAGCTGGATACCAGTCAGTTGCTTAATGCGAGCACACTGTGCCTTCTCCTGCTTGAGCGACCATGCAGCGATCTCGTCGAGCTTGTTGGTGTCGATCCGCACCCCACGGCGTCGCATCCCAAGCAGGATAGGCTGGAGCGTGCTCTCCATGTCGTAGATCGTGCGCAGGCCCTGTCGATCAATCTCGTCCTCCTGCTTCTGCACCAATGCACAGATATCGTCCACGTCACCCTCGGCGTACGCACCGACATAGCGTGCAGGCAGCTTCCACATCTCGGACTTTGGGTCTAGGCTGTACTCCTTCGCGGCCTGTCGCAGCAGACTCTCATCCTTGCCCTTGAAGCCCCAGCGGCGCAGCACCTCATCGAGCCGGTACGAATTGTGCAGCTCATACAGCACGGGGTCCGCGATCTGAATGTCCCGCACAGCTCGCACCTTGGGGAAGAGGATGCCCTCCTCCGCGAGGTAGTCGAGATCGTACTGGAAGTTGGCTCCAACGATCTCTCCCTCGTAGTTGGCACACATATCCTTGAGATACCACAGCACGGTGTCGAGCGGCAGGTTGTCGCCGCCGAGATGGCGCATGGGCAGGTAGTAGGCACGACTGTCGCCGTCGAGCTTAAACGACACGCCAGCGATGAAGCCGCCCGTGCGAACGCTCGGTCCGGTCGTCTTTAGGTTCGGGTCGCACGTCTCAATGTCGATGCCGATGCGCTTCGCCTGGTTCCACCGCGTGGGCAGCTCGCTCATCTTCGGTGGGCGCCACTTCGAATCGAGCGGGAAGAGCGGCGGCTGGAGGCTCATCGACCCTCGACGAATCGAGTCATGGCGCGGCGCCAGTCGGATGACTTGATGCGACCGGCCAGTTCGAGTGCCTGCTTCTTCTCCTCACACTTGAGCGCGTGCAGCATGGGAATGGCGGTTTGCCGGATGAACGGGCTCGTGTAGCCCACGCCCTCGCCCTGTGTTTCGAGATACATGCGCGTATCGCTCCAGAACGTCGCGTCCACCACGATCGGCGTGGCCTCGCACGCCTTGAGTGTGTAGCCATCATGGAAGCGACGGTCGAACACTGATGGGCAGAGGGCCGCCCTGCCAGCGCCCGTCAAGTACGCCCCGGTCTGGACCAGCGTGAGTGGACCCATCTTCAGCCCTGCCCGCTGGGCGAGAAGCTCTTGAAGCATCGACAGTTGCAGGAACATGGACCCGAAGCAGGCAGCGAGGATGTTGTTCTCAGAGGTGCAGGCGGTCATCGTAAGTTCTTCCGCCGCATCGGTTTGCACGGACACAACGAGCGTCCCGGTATGCATGTGGAACCCGTCCACCGACTGCCCGATGCTCTGGGCTACCATATCCATCGCAGCCCGTGCCTGGTGTAGGCTCAGGAGAGCGTCCGTCAGCTCCTGAGCGGGGTTTTGCCCCAGACCAGGCCACGACACCACCCGCTCCTGCGGCCGTTCCACGACGAGCGTGAGGCCCCCTGGGAGGCGCACGGAGCCCTCCTGTCCGAACCTAGTATACTTGGCGATGGTTTTGTTGCGAAGCATCATCAGCCCTGTCTGGGCGTTTCTGGTCCTGATCACGTCCATCTGTATCTCCTTGGCGGCACGGCATCGTCCGCATAGGTGTGGAATAGCTCCAGAGCCTTCTGGGCATCAGCATGCTGCCAACCGAAGGCTCCCCCGGCCTCCTCCATCAATCGGCCAACAATGCTGGTCGCAGCATCACGACCATACATCGAATCAGGGTTGAGTTCAAGGCCCAACAGCAGGCTGGTCCCCCTCACGGTGGATCGGCCAGCGTAGATGTAGGGCGCGGGCTCACTCAGCAACAAAGCGATCTCGAACGCGAGCTGCTTACCAATGCCCCTCACTGTTGCCAACATGCTGGTATTATGTCCCAGATCTGACCCGAGCTGATACTCGATCGCGCGAGCTTCCGCGCTCTCCATCACGGCACACACTCCACCCAGGTTTATTGGCAAGATGCCCATCGCGACATTCTGGTTGATCAGGCTGGACCTTGAGCCCAGGGTGGCGAGCACCAAGTGGCTGTCCCATCCGTGCGCCCGTAGGATTGGCTTGATGCGATCGAGCGTCTCCGTCTTGGCGAAGAGCCAGCACGCGATCGTCGCGTAGATGCGGAGAGGCTCAGGAAGGTCAGCAATGTTCTGTTTCCACCACTGGTACAGCTTGCCATCGGTGCGGCGGATGTTGGGGAACCAGTAGTCACGCAGCCGCACATCGTCAGTGTAGGGCGCAGGCGCTCCGATCGCGTGCTTCTTGCGGATCGTCTCACGCTCGATGACGAAGTTCCAGAAGTCACTCACACGGGACGTATCCACTGCCGTCATGCCGCACCCCCTTGATCACGCCTTCGCGTATCCATGCGGCAAGCTCTTGCTCGGTTAGTTGTGAGGCAGAAATGAGTCCAGCTCCTTGTCAACCTCGATGACTGAGCGCAACAGACCGTGCCCTTCGTGCAGCTCGATCATGTCCTTGCATTCCAGCTCATCGAACTTCGCGTAGCTCTGGCGGTATGGGTTGGGAGGTGCGAGGTAGCGGTAGCAGTGCCCTCGCCTGGGGCACTGCCTGTTCATACACATGGAGATGTCAGGCATCACAGCCCCGCAAACTTCGCGCGCAGCTCGGGGCTCCGTGCGTACGCCCGCTTCAGCCGACGAAATATCGGTCGCCAGCTCAGGGGGCGATACATGACTTGATGTGTGAGCTTCACCTTCACCACAGGCTTGCCGTGACGGTCCACGCTGTTGTACCTGATCTTTCGCTCGATGTAGCCGAGATCCAGGGGCTGTGTTGCTCGTGCCACTGCCAGTTTGCGCAGGGCCTTCGACTTTCGACCGTTCATTACTCCTCCTCGAATGGTGGCCCCGGTAGGACTTGAACCTACGACCTTCTGGTTCAGAGCCAGACGCTCTAGCCAACTGAGCTACAGGGCTATTGGTTGCCTCGGCAGGATTCGAACCTGCGGCCCAGGGATTAGGAATCCCCGGCTCTGTCCACTGAGCTACGAGGCATTGTATCACACATGGAGTGCGGGGTGGGAGTCGAACCCACCAACGATGACTTTGCAGGCCACCTCCCGCACTCGATTGGTTGACCCGGCAGGATTCGAACCTGCGACCAACCGCGTATCAGGCGGTTGCACTACCAGACCGTGCTACGGGTCATCAAGATGGAAGCCCAGGTGGGACTCGAACCCACAACCCTACTGGTTCGTAGCCAGTCGCTCGTCCATTGAGCTTCTGGGCCTCAAGTGGTAGAAGCGGAGGGACTCGAACCCTCGGTTGCCTTCTTGTAAGGAAGGTGCTGTCGCCGCTGAGCCACGCTTCTGTGTTGGCAGGTGTGGAAGGAGTCGAACCCTCGCTTCTGGTTTTGGAGGCCGTCAGGCACCCTGTGCTCACACCTACAAGTGGTGGCGGGGGTGGGAATCGAACCCACACTCGTGCTTGGTTATGAGCCAAGTGCAGCAGCCTGTACTGCGTGCCCCGCTACGAATTTTGGAGCGCCCGCCGAGACTCGAACTCGGACCCGCTGGTTGGAAGCCAGACATGCTGCCATTGACACCACGGGCGCTCTGGTGGATGTGGTAGGATTCGAACCTACTAAGCACAACGGCAACTGGTTTACAGCCAGACACGACTCTCCCACGTCGTCGCACATCCAATTGGTTGACCCGGCTGGTTCCGCCCCAGCGCCTCCGGTGTTTCAAGCCGACGCTCTACTGACTGAGCTACAGGTCATTGTTGGTGGAGACGGTGGGAATCGAACCCACCGCAGTCTGCTTGCAAGGCAAACTCGCCCCCTTGGTACATGCGTCCCCACGATTGGCTGACTCGGCAGGACTCGAACCTGCGCGCTGCGGCTTAACAGACCGCTGCTCTGCCACTGAGCTACGAGCCATCGAACTGGTTGCCCCGGTAGGCATCGAACCTACAACCTTCGGGTTAAGAGCCCGCTGCTCTGCCAATTGAGCTACGGAGCAACGAAAACGGCGCGAGCCGTGAAGCCCGCGCCGCTGTACATTCAAACGACTGGACTTCTTACTTCCTGATCCACCAGAAGATGTCGGCCTTGGCGACCGCTGGCATCACAGTCAGGGCCACGATAATGGCCGTGAACATGAAATACCGGAAGCGTTGCCTCATTTTCGATCTCCCTTGCTGCGAGAATGGGGCCATCCCCTAGATACAGCCTACACGATACCACAGGCATCAGGAGCTGTCAAGCTCCGCCCCTCCCCTGATCTCGGACCAGGCTGATCGCTGCATCATTCAGAGCACGACTCATGCCAAGCAGGTCGATCGCGTTGCAGTTCATATAGGCTGTGATCAATTGGCCGTCCGGGTCGATCGAGATCATCATCGCAGAGCTGGATTCACGCAGGATCGTCGCCATGCGAGCGCGCTGCTCCTCGATGTTCACGAGCCGGTCCATGCTGTCGGACATCCATGCTCCTAGTGCATCAGAACCGATGCAATACGCCTCTGTCCGGGGCATACTGCATCAGGTCTGGCGCGTTGTCCTGAGTAGCACTGCCAGAAGTAGCAGCACAGGAATCACTAAGACGTAGTCGAGGCGCCCCACTACGCTGCCTTCTCGATGATGTAGACGAGAAGGGCAATGAGCAGGATCACAACCAAGATCGCGAGCCCGCTCCAGAATGGCAGGGTCACCCACCACCAACTCCAGTCAATCACGCCCGTCAGCTTCAGGCCGACGAACAGGACTCCCAGCAACCCGGCTGCGCCTACGCCGCCGCTTGAACTCGATTCACTCACAATCCATCCTCCCTGATTCATTGTCGATAGCGCACGAGGCATCAACCTCGACGAGCATCGCCATACGCTCACCGTCAGCATTGAAGACGGTGCAGCCCTTGGCGCCACGTTCCCACGCCTCGAAGTAGATCTGCTTGAAGTCCTCCCAGGGCATGTCGCCCGTGACATTGCAGGTCTTGGACACTGCACTATCCACCCATCTCTGGGCTGTTGTCAACACAGCGACATGCTCCTGAGCTGTGACCTCACTGGACTTCTTACCTCGCACACCCAGGAACTCGACCCCATAGTCCTTCACACGTACCGTGCGCTCAACATTGTCGGGGCCGATATAGGTGCGGTCAGCTTCATACGCGAACACCGGCTCGATACCGCTGCTCACATTGTCCGCAGCCACACTGATCGTACCAGTCGGCGCGATCGAGAGCAAGTGGCTGTTGCGGATTCCGTGCTGCTTGATTCCCTCGATGATGTCCTCGAACAGCTCCTGATGGCTCTGGATGAAGCCACTCTGTAGGTACTTGGCGTTGAATGCAGGGAACGGACCCTTCTCCTTGGCCAGTTCGATCGACGCACGATACGATTCGATCATCAGGGTCTTCAGGATCTCTGCCTCCATGTGGAGGAACTCTTCGCTGCCGTACTCAAAACCCATCGCTTCGAGTGCGTTCGCGAGGCCCGTGATACCGAGACCCATGCGCCTTTTGCTCTTCGCCTCTTTCTCTTGTTCGTAGAGCGGGTAGATGGCGCGGTCGACGACGTTGTCCATCGCACGGACAACGTGTGGAATGTCTGCCTTGAACTGATCCCAGTCAAAGCTCCAAGTGTGATCAGGTGAGACCGATGCACGAGGCTGTAGGTACTTCGTGAGGTTGAACGAGCCCAGCAGGCAGGCACCGTCAGGGGGTAGGGGCTGCTCACCGCACGGGTTGCAGGCGGCGATCAGCTCACAGTACCACAGGTTGTTCATGGTGTTGATACGGTCGATGAACAGTACGCCTGGTTCGGCCCAGTCCCACGCACTGCGCATGATCATCTCCCAGAGTGCCCGAGCGTCGATCGTCTTGTAGGTCTGCCCCTCGAACACAAGCTCGAATTGGCTGCCGTGCTTGACCGCATCCATGAACTTGTCCGTCACAGCGACCGAGATGTTGAAGCCTGTCAGCGACCCCGTTTCACACACCTGGCACCAGTCACGCTTTGTATGGATGAACTCCTCGATGTCTGGGTGATCAACACGCATCACACCCATCTGGGCACCACGTCGATGGCCCGCTGAGCTGGTTGCCTTGCCGACCGAATCGAAGATCGGCATGAAGCTCACGGGTCCGCCGCTCGTGCTCTGGAGCTTGCGGATCAGCGACCCCTTGGGCCTGAGTGTGGAGAAGTCGTTTCCGAGCCCGCCGCCCATGCGCATTGTGATAGCGCCGCGCGTCGCGCATGCCATGATGCTTCGATCCCCGTCCGTGAACGTGTCCTCGATCTTGGCGCCGACAAAACAGTTGTAGGGCGTTACGGCGCGCGTACTGCCCATCGCGGCCTGGATCCGACCACCGGGCATGAAGCGCATGCTGCCAAGGATGTCTCGCAGAACGTGGTAGTGCTCGTCATCATCCTTCAGCGCCGCAGCGACGCGATTGATTGCTTCGCGATAACTCTCATTGCTCGATCGGTACTTGGTCTCGTGAATATGCTGCGCGAACGGGGTCACTGGTCCCATGTGGTTCCATCCTTGATTCATGTGGTGCTCCTCCGTGAGGGGGACTCTAATCTAAATCGTTCTGCCCTTGATCGCACGCTGGGTCTTGTACTTGAGGTGCTCCACAACATCGAGCATACGAGAGCGGGTGACCAACAAACTCATATCGCAATCACGACTCTCTTCGCGGCGCGAGTGATGGCGGTGTACATCCACCGACGTGCGTTCGACTTGAACACGGCGCTCTCGTCCATGACAAGCACACTATCCCACTGCGAGCCCTGACTCTTGTGGCAGGTCAGGGCGTAGCCGAACTCGAACTCGTTCGCGTCCCGACGCTCGTACCACTCGGGCTCGGAGCCCTCGAACAGGGAGCGGTGGGCCTCCACGTCTACCATCTCACCACTGTCGGCCTTGACCAAGAAACAGAGTGGATCCGCCATGTTGTACAGTTCCTCGACGGTCCAGAGTGAGCCATTCAGTAGGCCCAGCTCATGGTTGTTGCGGATACACACCAGCCGGTCACCTACGACAGGGAGGTGGTCATTGTGACCGAGCAGCGTGCGGACACGAGCGTTGATCTTGTGTCGCGTCCTGTTCATGCCCACGATGATCTGATCCACGCCCATCGCGACGCTGGGCGTCAGGTCGCCCTTGCGGATCACCTCGCTGTCGCCATACGTCCCCAGCTTCACGCAGCCCCCGGTGCGGATCGTGGTAGCCAGGTCGACGATCGGGTCACCCTTGGCCTGTCGGTGGATCTCTGTGAGCAGAATGTTCGGCTTGTGCTCCGTGAAGTAGCCTCCGCCACGAACTGGCGGGAGCTGGGCTGGATCACCCAGGACAAGCACCTTGCAGCCGAAGCTCAGCAGGTCGATGCCCATTCGCTCATCAACCATCGAGCACTCGTCGATGATCACGAGATCGGCGTCACGCAGCGGGCTCTCGGTGTTGAGTGTGAAGATGGGGCGCCGCATCGCTGCGGTCTCTTCCACGATCTTCTTCTTCAGCTCCTGCTTGGCTGCCCCCTCTGCCATCTCCGCGTACTCCTCCTGCATAGCCTTCAGCCGCTCAGCACTCTTGCTCGCGGGAGTGTAGATCAGGGAGTGGATCGTGGTGGCGCCAAGGCAGCCCTTCTGACGCAACACGTACGCGGCCTTGCCTGTGTACGCACCGAACCAGACGTTCTTCACGCCCTCCGATAGGTGCTTCGCGAGCGTGGTCTTGCCTGTCCCGGCGTAGCCGAACAGTCTGTAGACCTGCTCATCGCTCTTCAACCAGGCAGTCACGTCGGCGAGCGCCTTCTCTTGCTGTGGTGACCACTTCATAGCATTCTCCCAAGCATGCGAGCGATTCTCGGCGCGGCCTTGTTCCCGGCTGTGCCGCCATAGTGCGGACTCATCTCATCAAGTCCGGTCTCCAGCACGTTCCTCTCGTGCTGCGTCAGCCTGCCCCCCATCATCACACACAGGTCTTGGTCACCGATGTTGTCTCCATAGAGGTAGCGGGGAATGTGTCCGCACTTGCGGCACATCGGTGTATCGCCCATGTAGCCGCAGCCACACACCCACTGGAGGTGATGCTTGCCCGATGCTCGCGCGTACCAGAGCACGGGACACAAGCGTCGATGGAGCGCGCCTTCCTTGCAGAGGCAGCCCTTGCATCTCATCGGATCTCCCATCGTAGGTGCATGCAGCAATGAGGGCACGTCACATCAAAGGCCATGCCGCCAACGGTCCAGTGCTGCGGGGTCTGCTTCAGGACCGCGTCAGGGTGCTTGCAGAACAGGCGGCGCCACCACATCGGGCGGTGCGGCATCCTGATCCAGTCGGCGTGAATCACGAGTCTCATCGGTGATACTTCCATCGTTCCTTGGTGTGCTCCTCGCGCATCTCTCGACGGAACTCAAGGATGCAGGTCTCGCACAGCCGCTCGATGCGGTACGTCGGTGTCTTGCAGCGTGTGCAGGGCTCGCCTTCCATCTCGATCCTCGGTGTGAAGAGACGGGGCGGTCCGCCCACACCAAAGCGGGACCGCCCCTGGGCTCAACCCCGAAGGGGAGCCACTACCAAGGGATGCGGAAGTCGCGCTTCTTCACCTTCGCCATGCGCCCATCGGGATGGTGCCAGACGATGCCCTCATAGAGCTTGTCCTGCGTCAACCATTCCAAGATCTCGGCGTAGGTCCGTGGGTTGCTCATGATTGGATGGACGCCATGCTCGATCAGCATGATGCGGTCGAGCTGGTGCCGGTTCCCGTTGATCTTCGGCCCGCACAGCTCGTAGGTCTGGCTCTCCCTCATCGGCCCGGCACGACGCAGCCCGGTGCGGTGCCACTTGTCGTCCGGTCCGTCCGTGACCGGCATCCAGCCGGGATGCTTGAGCGTGTGTGGGTCCGGCATGGGTTGTGCAGGCAGCCAGTCTGCTGGGTAGTCGAGTGGATCGAGTGGGTCATGGGCCTGGATCGTGTGCCGCTTGTACAGGCGGCCTTCCAGATAGAGGCAGGCCGTCCCATCCCACTTCGCTGTGGGTACACCCTCGCCTTCCAGCACCCATTGGCACTCCGGGTTCACGAGGCTGGTCATCGGATTCACTGGACTGCGGTTGCGCTGGAACAGTGTGGGGATCTTTCGCATGGTACTCCTCTGAAGTTGGTGTGGGCCTCTCACCCACTCGGACGTTCCCTTGATTTCCGGGTCAATTTAAGCGTCTAAGTACCGACCACTCCGCTAGAACGGCATGTCGCCGTCATCATCCTCCGGAGCCGTGTTCGAGTCATGGTCAGGCTTGGCCGCACCACTCTCGATCAGCTTCTTGCACTCCGCAGCCATCAAGAACGCGGGGTCGTCGGCGGACAAGAGCCCCTTCGCGAGGCTGTCTTCGACTGGTCCGGTGAACGTGATGTTGTAGCTGTCACCGGCCGGACGGCTCTCCAGCTTGGTGCCCAGCATGAGCTGGTGAGCGAACAGCGGCGGGTTGATGCGGCGGCCGTCTTCCAGCGTGAGCTGGAAGGTGTTCAGGCGCGTCATCATCTTCTTGTACGCCGTGATCTTCGTCGAGGTGAGAGCCAGCACGGCCATACCCTGCGGCTTGCCATCCACCACGATCACGCCATAGACGTAGAACGTCTCGACCAGATCGTGCCCATTGACCTCGTACTTGCCGTACTTCAGGCCACGAGCCTGAGCGTCGACTTTCGCGGCCTTCACCACGTCACTGTTCGGGGCGTGCGATGCCACGAGCCCTCCACCATTGTCACGCTTGACCCACTCCACGAACTCGTGGGTACGGATCGCAGGCACGAACACGACGGACTTGAACAGCTCCTGGGTCACGCTGTTGTAGAACATGCCCGCCTTCGCGCCCTTGATGCCGCCTTCCTTCTGCTCAGGGGAGGTGGACTGGAGCACGTTCAGGAACGGAATCGAGATGTCGTCCTGAGTCAGGTTCTCGAATCCCTTGCCTGCATAGTCGCCGTAGTCTCCGGCAACCAGGGCTGTGGACTTCTCTTCGACCACGGCTGGCGCGGTCTCCTTCTTCTTCGCCATTTGGCACTTCTCCTTGGTTATGTGTCAGACCGTCACGGCCGAGACACGCTGTCGATGGACACCTAGCAGCTCCATCGGTACATCCTCGCCAGCTTCGAGCTTCTCACACACGAACTTGGTGAGGGTGGAGGCATGGACGCTCGATGTGTCGTCGACCGGAAGCTCTCGCTCCTCAAGGGCCTTGATGGTCTCGGCAGCCTCAGCGTCCTCCCCCCTCCCGAACATGATGGTGACCTGACGCTTGATCAGGGCCTCATGTCCATTCTCTCGCAGCCACGCAAATGCGTCGACTGCGTTGGCCTTGCTGATCTTGGCGCGGATGGTCTCCTTCACCTTGATCTTGAGGCCAGTCGTTGTGGTGAACTCGCCCATGCCGACACTGTCCATCAGCTCGGGGATCTTCACCTCTTTGATCTCGCGCAGCGCACGCTTGGCCACCGCCACCTGGGCCTCCGTGTCTGCGAGCACCCTCTCGGCCTCGATCTGCTGGGCCGCCAGATCTGCCAGCTCGGCGAGCGTGGAGTCGCTCGTTTCCGTGAATGATGTGTAGTCGTTGTTCAAATCCACTCCTTCAGCTTGTCGCCCGTGATCTCACGGGCAATGTCTTGCTTTGATCGTAGTGCATCCACGATCGAGATGTCAACCGAATTCGCAGCCACAATGTCGATATAATCGACCGGGTGCTTCTGGCCATATCTGTGGGCTCTATCCTCGCTCTGTTTGCGGTGAACGTACCGGAACGAGTTGTTGTAGTAGATGACTGAGCGAGCTTGGACGAGCGTGAGGCCCTCAGCGCCCTTGGCGGGGTTGCCCACGAAGAACTGCACGTCCCCGTCGATGAAGCGGCGCTTGGCCATCTCACAGCCATCGTCAGAGACCTTGCCGTCGTACCTCACCGCGCGGTCTCCGAGCCTCTCCATGATCAGGTCGATATCTTTGCGGAACCTGGCCCAGATGATCGCGGGGTGGACCATGTCGTCACAGATGCTGCCCAGCAGGTCGAGTCGTGGATTGTGTTCACCCAGCAGCTCGACGATGCGATCACCAAGGTCGTCCTCTCCGCCGTCGTCCGTGGGCACATAGCCGCAGGTCACCTGCTGCTGGCGGAGTAGCCTGGTGATCGCCAGGGGCGCGCTCACCACCTCACCACTGGTCAGCATGGCGAGAGATTCGTTCTTGATCTCCCGGTACACCCTCAACTGCTCCGGGCTCATGTCGAAATACCGCTTGCTGTAGAGCTTATCGGGCAGGTCGAGCACGTCGTCCTTCTCCACCCGGTCACTGATCTCAGCCAGCCACTCACGCAGCAGAGGCAGGCGACGGTAGGCGACGCACTTCTCGAACTGCTGGCCGGTCTCGGTCCTGAACTGCTGCCATAGGCCGAAGTGGGTCTTGTACTCGGCGAACGTGCCGATGCCGTGGTCTTTCCAGAAGTCGGGATCGAGGAATCGGACAGGAGCGTAGGCGTCGAACGGGTTGCCGTTCGCGATCAGTGTGCCGGTCGCGATGCGCCTGGCAGCAGCGTACTTGCCTGAAGCGACGATCGCCTTGGTCCGCTTCGCGCCGGGCGTCTTGATCGCGTGGGCCTCATCGAGGACCATCAGCACCTTGCGCTGCTTCAGAAAGTTGGCAGCGAACAGGCGCCCCCTCTGTGTGATGTAGCCGTTGTAGCTGATAGCCATGATCGAGAGGCCACCGTGGGCCATCATGCCACGGACCATGTGCTGGTGCTTCTGTGTGTTGGCCCGTTTCGATTCGTAGTAGCCCAGCAGGCTACGGCGTGCCACGCGATCCACGAGATGGAGGGGGATCTCGTCGTTGATCCAGTTCCGATGCACACCGTTCGGGGCGACGATGAGGATGGCGTTGATCTCGCCCCGCTCATACATCTGTGCGGCAGTGTCGAGCAAGAGCTTCGTCTTTCCTGTGCCCTGATCCCAGAGCACACCCCAGGCTTCCTTCAAGCCGTGAGCGATGAACCCTTTGAGTTGATGACTGAATGGTGTGGTCTTGAACTCGAACATCTAGCAGGCCACCAGCGCGGTGCAGATGATCACTACGATGCCTGCCACGATGGCGATCTGAACAGCGGCCTGGGGCCAGCTTGTTTTGTCTTCGGACATCACGTCCCTCCTCATGGTGTTGGTAGCCCAGGTGGGGATCGAACCCACTACCTCTGAGTTGAGAACCCAGCGACTCGACCGCTTCGTCCTCTGGGCCATACTGTACCACTGCCTGGGGCAGTCGTCAAGTGGTAGCGCGTGCGGGAATCGAACCCGCTGCTTCCGGCTTGAAAAACCGGCGACTCGACCGCTTCGTCCTACGCGCCATAGAGAATCTCCTTGAGCCCAGGCCAGCGCCCCCCGTTCTTGAACCGGAATCGCAGGGCCTTCAGCGTCGTGCGCTCGGGATCCCACTCCAGCCCGTCGCACGAGCAGTGTGAGGAGTTGACCTCGAAGAGCTTCCCACGCAGCCTGTAGATGGTGAGGGACCAGCCCTCGTACCACTCGGTGTCGTAGTGGTGATACACGACCTCAGCGCCCTCGTCGAGCGTGATGCCGTAGTCGTCGTTGATCTCCTGCCTCGTCATCACACTCTCCTCGAATGTTGGTAGTCCCGGTAGGGGTCGAACCTACACTCCCAGCGAAGGGAACCAGGGTCTGAGCCTGGCGCGTCTGCCAATTCCGCCACGGGACCACAAGTGGAGGAAGCGGTGGGAATCGAACCCACGGACCGTTGCCGGTCGCCTGCTTAGCAAGCAGGTACGCCTCACCCAGCGTGCGTGCCACTTCCGAATGTCGGTGGGGTGCTCCATCCTGAGCTACACCAGGCCCGGTTGACCCAGGACGCTGGTGGCCCGGACTTGCACCGGGCGACCACCCCAATGTTGGCGGCGTGTACGGGGATCGAACCCGTGTCCCCCAGTAGACAGCCGGGGATCCGTGCCGCTGGAACAACACGCCGTGGAAGAAGGCGGAGGAGTCGAACCCCAAGCGTGAACGCCCCCCTGGGGTTCTAACCCAGTTTGCTCCCATGAGCGGCGCCTTCCTCAAGTTGGTCTGAGTGGCTGGATTCGAACCAGCGCCAGCCCGCGTCCAAAGCGGGGATGCAGCCACAACACCTCACTCAGATGGTACTGGCGGACGGTTCTGCCCCGTCGTCCTCGGGTCCACAACCCGCTACTCTACTATTGAGCTACACCAGAACAAGTTGGGATGCGGGCCAGGATCGCCCGCGAGAACCTAGTCGTTTGATCGCAAGGGTGGTCGGGCCTCAATATCTTCTCGACTCACAAGTCGGAAGCTATGGGGTCCGGTGCGCACCTTGACAGGGTTCTTGACTGAGTACATTGGTGTGTCCTTCGTCGAGAGATTGGAGCCGATACGAGGAGTCGAACCCCGCTCGCAGCCGTACAAAGGGTGCTTTCTCCCAGAGATACCGGCTCAAGATTCTGAACCAGAAGAATAGCAAATCCCGATCGGGATGTCAAGTGGCTTTCCAGGCTCCCTCGTACATGGTCACGATGGCGCGCTTCCCGTTCGGGTAGGTCACGACGTGGCTGTTCGTCCACGAGGACGGCCCCACGTTGTACCCGTGGTCGAGGCTCGCTGTGACCCCTGCAACATACAGGCCATCAATGATCTCTGCCGAGTGGGTGTGCCCCGTGTTGGCCCTGCGGGCGATACGGGACAGGGCGCGCGTGGATCCACGGCTCCCGTTGGGTCCGAGGTGGCCGTGCATTCCGCACTCAATCCCGCCGCCTTGATCGTGCAGGATGGTGAACCGCTCGTCGGCTCGGAGGAACCTGATGTGCTCCCCGAGGCCCAGGTAGCGGAGCGCCCACTCCACCATGTGGAAGTCCTCACGGCTCTCGATCGCCTTGTACTTGCGGAGCTGGGCTTCGAGGAAGAAGATCGCGTTCGGAGGATCCTTCTTGTAGTCGTGCTCCCTCAGCCAGCGCGTGATGGCGTTGTCGTGGTTCGAATCGACCACGACCATCTCACAGTCGCCACGGTCCGCCATCTTCAGGAAGCTCACCACCTCCTCCAGCTCTTCGCGCACCTTGTCGCGTCCGCTGACGTAGCGGGCGAACATCGCGTGCGGGTTGCCGGTGTCGTGGTGGTTGCGTGAGCGGAAGTCGACCGTGTCGTGCATGAACTGGTAGCGCGGACGGAGCGTGTCCATCATGCCGCCCTCGCCCCACGCGAGGTCGGTGATCTCGTCCTCCATCTGGGCGACATGGATGTCGCCCCAGTTGATCGCTTCGACACGATGACCACCAGTCACCGCACCGTCCGCGACGCGCAGGTCGAGATCGTGGATTACTCCCTCACTGTTGGCGTTGAGCTGTCGGCAGAACCAGCGCCCCTTGCTGTCCACCTCAACCAGCAAAGCACCATAGACGTGATGGAACTCAGCCTTCAGTCCGGCCTTCTTCTGGATGTAGTTGCGCAGTGTCACGGTGCCAGTGGTGAAGTTGAACTTCACACCCTCACTCTTGCCAGATGGCAGGGACTGCATCGCAACCTTGACGTGAGGAAAGATGCCCGAGCGGCGGCCCGTGTAGGTGTCGAACCCACTCAGTGGACGCACAGCAGTAGGCAGGATGTTCATTTCCCCACACCACATCAGCCCAGGAGCCAGCTCGATACGCTCATCGCTGAAGTAGGGGATGAGCTTCTCGTTGTACCACAGGTCCGCGTCTGTGATCGGACCTGTGCCAGGCTTCTCGGGCTGTGTGAAGGCATGGCGATTGTAGGTGAAGCGTGAGACGAGCACCTGGGCGTCCCAATACTCAGCGAGCGCCATGAGCGAGCGCCACGTAGGATCGTGTAGGTCGGTGTTGTTCTGGGCGCTAGTGCAGATGTAGCGGCGCACCCCGTTTCGTGGGACGGAGAACCGCCTGTGCCTCAGACCATGAAGGTCGCCACCAGAGAGCGGCTTGATGTAGCCGAGCCTCTTCAGGTCACGTCGTACGGTCGTGCGTGGAATGCCAGTCTCACGGGAGACCGCCTTGGCAGACCCGAGACGAGCGTACGCCTCTACTATTACCTGTTCTCTTCTACTTGCCGCCGAATCCGTGCGTGATCGCATACCAGACTGCTCCAATGATACCGGCCACGATGACACTGATCGCGGTGCGAGCACCATAACCTCGCATCGAATCTACCGACTTACGCCAGTCCCGAAGCCATTGGAAGTCTCTCTGCGTCTCCATCGGGTCGGAGCAATCCAGCCCCAATGTGAGGAGTGTTCGCTTGACGGTTCTCGCAACGATGGCTTCAATTTCAGCTTCGGTGAGGCGGTCAGGCATCGGATGGCCCTTGTTTGGGAGTTCTGAGTATAGGCCAGTCCCGGCCGCCCTGTCAAGATAGGGGTTGACGTACGGGGCCGCACCCTGCTACTGTTTCGGTGAGGAACGGGCTCACCCGAGGGGAACTGCTTCTGAGTCGCACCCGAGGGCCTCTACAAGAGCCTCGACCCCGTCTGACCGGACGGGAAACCGCGAGCGGAAGCGGCCCCCAGCGCAATGCCGGGGGCCGCTTGCTTACTTCTGGGGGAGCTGCGACTTCTTGATGTTCTGCGCACCCTGATGGAACGCAGACATGAGGAGCCCAAGCACACCAGCCATAGCCATCTCCTGGCCGCCTGAGAGCGTCTCAGGGCACGATACGACGCACCCGAAGCCCACCTCCAGCACCTTGGTGATGAAGGCCATCACGGGCGTCAGATCGACGCCAGGGATGAGCGTGAGCAGAGCCGGGACAGCGCCCGCTGCGGCCGGAGCCGCCACGTTCTGTGTCCTCTTCGCCTGCTTCTTGCCCAGATCCTTGGCCGCCGAGCCGCCAGTCAATGACCCAGCGATGATGGCAGCGGTCGCCCCCACCGGCCCGCCAACGACCGTACCTGCTACGGTCGCGACGGTGCCAAGGAGCTTGCCCCACTTCACGCTGCTTCGGGGTCGACCTTGCTGTCCCCGACTTTGGCGGCCATGCCAGCGATGATGTGGAACGCAGCGGCATCCTTGTCCGCCTGGATCTCATCGGCACCCTGCATGAGGGCACCCATCAGCTCCATCACGTTCTGCGTCTCTTCGCCCATCTGAATGCCGTTGAGGACACCCATGACTACGTCGGCCATTTCCTCGCCGACCTTCATGGCGTCTGCCTTGTTGTAAGCCATTCTGACTTCTCCTTGAGTTGCAGGACGCCACGGCCCTGCGGTATTGAGATGGCCTGCGTGAATCACAGGCTCACCCAAAGATAACTCCTCACTACGCCAGCAGCACCCCGTACCCATTCTCTGTGCTGCCGCCCGAACCGGTGATGTCGAAGAACTGATCCACGGTGGGCGCTTGGGTGAATCTGATCAGTACACTGTCCGCAGCGGTGACAGCCAGCACACCAGTCGTTGCTGCCGCAGCGACGAGTGTGGTCCAGCCTCCGCCGTTCACATTGCTCTCGACAATGCCGGAGGATGGCAGTGCTGTCTTGATGTCGAAGGTCAGGTTGCCTGTCTGCCCCACCACCACAGCCGACGATGCGACATTCACAGTGAGCCCGCCGAACGTCAGGTCATCCAGGCTTTGCAGGCCAGAGGTGATTGCCATTTCGAGCGTCATCTTCACCGGGTTCGTCAGCTCCGCACCAACCTCGGGCGGTGTGTGCTTCGATGTCACATCGAGACGCGCGTCCGTAGGGAAGGCGGTGTTGGCGCCGAGCGCGACAATCATCGCGTTACGTAGGATATAGGCATCGGCTACGGAGGTGCCAGACCCCGCTACGTTCACTGCGGCAGTAGTGGCCGGAGTGCCGGAGGGATCCAGCACCAACTCGTAATCGAAGTTCGGTGCGTCATCGGCCCACGCAGGGCTCGACAGGTCAAGGTTGTGATCCTCCAGAATGTCATCTACACGCCACGCCCTGGGCGTGATGCCGATCTCCAGGCCCAGAGAGTCGTCGCTCGATGAAATGCCCAGCTCGGTGAAGTAGTCCACATCCATCGACACAGCGGTGATGTCTGCGTACACTCCATTGATCACCGGGTCGCGCGGAGCCAGCGGGACCAAGTAGACGCGGTCAGCGTTGAGTGATACCTCGGTCGTCGGCGTCAGTGCCTCGCTGATCAGTTCATACTGGTTGCGTGAGCGCAGCTTCACATCATACTCATCTTCCAGTGCAGCCAGGGCACGCTCCTGAAGGTTTCCACCCTCAGAGATGAACCAGACGCGAGTATTGATGGCGTGCGCCTTTGGCGCAGTATTGAACAGGCCCCGGTACACACCAGAGATGGTGAGCTGGTTTGGGCCTGCTGCATATGAGGCATCCTCGAAGCCGATGAACTCACCGTCGACGTATGCGATGTTCGCGAGCGTCACAACTCGACCAAACGACCCAGCGAATGAGAAGGAGAGGTGTCGAATGCTGCTCAGTACATCCTCATCATCCACTACGATCGAGGCCGCAGCGGGGCGATTCTCGGATGCTTCATACGCAGGCAGTGCGGCATTGAGTGTACCCGTCTTCAGGAAAGAGGAGATACTGAAGTCGTTCTCGAACGTGCCTGCGAGAGGCCGGGAAGTACCAGCGCGCGAATAGCACTCAAACCCAACCGTTCCTCCTCCGGGGTCACGGGCACCAGCCCAGACGCGAGGATTCAGATCAGGGGCGTACGGATCCTGAAGCACGAGCTGACGCGGAGCCTCGAACGTGAGGGTGTCGGCCGCCACAACTACAACCGGGGCGTCCTCGGCCCCATCCCACCCCGTGGGCGTTGGGTCACCGAACGTGGCAGTGCCGGGGGTCGCGAAGATATCCTGGGCCGCAGTGATCTTGATCTTACCGTCCGTGAGTGTGCCATAGTCGATGCGGGTGATGCGCATGGGCAGCTCAATGATGCCCAGGCGGGTGTTGCTCCAGCGGTACACGTCACCAGGCACGAGATTGAAGCCCTTGCGGTTCACAGAGATGGTGTGCTTCGCCATTGGGTAGGCGAGCGTAGCCAGTTCACGCCACACAAGCTGGTTGGCGAGTGTGCGCTTCTTGCAGCCCGGATAGTTGACCTCGGCGCTGACATTTCCGCCCTGAATCTCGACGTTCGCCATGTCCTGCGCGAGGGCGTACGCCTGCTTGAAGTTGTCGTCTGTGTCCGCGAAGAGCAACCTGACCTGATTGGTCGTCTCGCTCCATGTGGTGCGTGAGTAGTCCACCAGGCTCAGGATGTTGGTCTCATCAAACAGTGGCTGGGAAGCGAGCACATAATCATCACGGATCAGCTTCATTTTCCAGTCACCGTTCGCGCGGTCGAAGTAGAGGGCACCGTCGATCTGGCGCAGCACCTCATTGACGACCTCGCTCGCCTCCTTCTCGTTGTCCAGCACCATACTGAAGCCGTTCAGCTCGGTCGCGAGCGTGGCAGCAGCGGCGCGGAAGCTGGCCACATTGATGTTACCTGTCGGAATCTTCAGGCCCCAGTCGGTGTCTGTCATGATCTCATACAGCACGTTCATTGGGTTGCATTCGCTCGTGTCGATCACTTCGTCGCCAGGCTGCGCTGTGGCGAGATCCAGACCATCAGGGATGCGGCGCAGATCGAAGGACCACGGCGGCATGTTCGGGCTCGTTCCAACCAGCCCCTGGAAGATGTAGTAGCAGGTGCCACGATAGCCTGGAACGATCGCTGGTGAGAGCTGTGCGGAGAGATAGCTGTCGGCGGTCTGTGTGGTGTCCCCAACATAGAACCACGCAGCGTTCTCGGATTCGATACCACCAGCACCGAAATCCTCTCCACCCAGGATAGTTGGGGCGCTGATCGACATGGCCCCGGCTCCGGTGCGTCCACCATCGGCGAACTTATCATTGATGCGAACTCCGACACAGGAGTCGACAGGGCCACGGCAGAGCGCAAACTGGATACCGACCTTGTAGCGGTAGCCGGTTGTGACGCGCGTGGAAGAGAACATGCCCGTCTTGACCTTCTCAGTGATCGCGACCTGACGAAGATTCCCGTACCACACCACATTCGGAGCCTTCAGTCTTACTGTACCCCAGATCAATGGCACGGATCGTCCCTCAGTAGCTGTCGGGAAACTGAAATCACCAAGCCCAGCAGGACGAGCATTCTCGAACTTGGGCTTGGGGCGAATCAGTTCACCAACGACCGTCAGCGCAGTGAAGATGAGGGGCAGCAGCCACCAGGGCATCAAAGACCTCGATCGAATGGGTTGAATGTCGGCACGAACGGAAAGCCCCCGTAGTTCACCGAGTTACTGAACTTGGTGTTGCACACGTCGAGCGTGTGGTTGCACCCAGCATACACGTCGACAGACGATCCGAGCGGGCTTGTCTCAAAAGGTAGGAACAGTGTGAGGGTGTCGCCGCTTTGTGCCACCACGAGCCTATAGTCACTCGCCCCATTGTCCACGTAGCCGCCCACGGCCCAGTCGGCACCCTTGGCGCTCAGCCCAGAGACGGTGATGGTGTTGCCCACGGTCGCGCTCACTGTGCCTGTGTACTTGAAGCTAGCCCTGGTGACGGTGCAGAGCGTGTCGTACAGGACATGGTTGCACAGGCCCTGATACTTGAACCTTGGGATGGAGCGCGAGAACGCCGCTTCGTCGGTCACTCCCGAGAGTGTACACGCTCCTCCTTCTTGTAGATAGGCAGCGCCGATGATGCGTCCAGACCAGATCACGTACGCCTCAGTGTCGCCGATGTGGTAGCGCGTGATCTCCAGTGTCGCTTCAGGGCCGGGCGGCACGTCGATGAACCGTTGTGCGAGAGCATCGTCCGTTGGCAGTGTGATCTCCAGCGGCGTGCGACGATCCTCGGTCGTCTGCTTTGCGCTCGTGCGACTGATGGCACGAGAGAAGTAGTCGTTCGCATCGTACGGGGGCTGGTGGTCGAAGGGCGCGCTCGTGTAGCGGTACACGGTCGATCCGATCGTGAACTTGTACGTCTCTACTGGACGCCCACTCTCTACACCCTCTTCTAGCGCTTGGTAGGTCACTGCTGCACTCCAACGATCGACATGACGGCCCGTGCCGTGCCGGGCCTCAGATGGGTGATGCGTAGCTCATCGTTCGCGATGCGAGCCAGTCGAAGGAAGCTGATGCGGTCAATGTCTCCTACGAGGATCTCCTGGCCCCACACAGAATCGACAGTGAGCCGCTCGGTCGTGGAAGTCAGCTCCTCAGTCAGCGTGATCAGCCTAGTAATCACAGTACCATCGTTCAGCAGCATCCACAAGGCCGCGAGAGGGTCTTGGCCGTTCACGAAGTCGGTGTAGCCGATATTCTCGATCACCATCTGGTCCGATCCCGACCCGAGAGTGCTCGTATTGACCAGATCTGCGTAGAACGTGGGGATGTAGAAAGAGGTGTGTGATCCCCGCAGCGCGTGCGCAAGCTGTCGGATGCGCCATACCGCCTCGGGAGTGTTGGCAATGAAGCCCTTCGTCGAGCTGAGTGCTGACAGCACATCGTCCGTGTACTGAACCCGACCAGCGGTCTCGTTGTCGATCACCTCGATGCGTGTGCTGATGGACTCTGCGATCGTCGGCGAGTCTCCCACCCAATTAGGGTCACTCAGCATCACCTTCGAGTTGAAGCTCCCCCACGCACTCGTATCTGACAGGTCCACGTCATTGTCCACGACGATGAACTTCATGCGGTACTCGTCCAGATTCTTGATGTACTTCTGTCCGCTCGCCGTGCCTTCGGTACGGGTCAAGCGCAGTGGGGCGACGATCGTGTCGTCAGTGACATAGCTGTTCGATACAGCCGACGTGAAGGTGATGGATGTGGCTGTGAGCGACTGGATCTCCAGGGCCTCGAACGTCGACGCGCTCGACCAGATGATTGCGAGCGCGCCCACACGGAAGTCGGCGAAGGTCGTGTCGACAGTGATCGTGGTGTCCAGGGCGGTGATGTCGGCGCCCAGCTTGCGCGACTCGAACCACACAGGCAGACCGAGAACGCCCGCCTGGGCTCCAGCCATCAGCATGTGGAATGTGCGACGGTCCGCGCCCTCTTCCAACTTGAACACCAGCTCGAACTCCTGTCGAGGATGCTTCCCCATGCTTACGCGCTGCTCCGAGTTGTCCCGCGCCTTCAGGATGTCTGTTTGGAAGCGCAGCACCTCTTGAATCGGCGTCTCAGGCTCGTACGGGAACATGATGACGCGAGAGCCCGTGATGGGGATCGCGATCGCACCGCTATCCAGCACGAAGTCGAGCGTACCGTCGATGTCTGGAGGCCCGCTCGCACTGATCACTACATCAAAGACCGCACCGGCCTGAGCTGCAAGGATCGCGGGCAGACCAGGCAGGCCATCGAACGTGACACCAGGGCCAGCGTTCGGGGTCGCCGACGTGAATGTGCGCGGCTCATTGCGGTACGAGTTGTAGATCTCGATCGCTCGTGTCACGGTCGTGATGATGCTGCCAAGCTCGATTGAGCTTGGGCTTGTCCACACTCGCTCGAAGAAGAACTGGCCTGGATCCTTGGCTTCCTGTCCCTCAAAGTCGCTGGCAGGGATAGTTGCTGGCACACCAACACTGAACGGACCACCGATCAGGGGTGAGAGCAGTACCTGCTTCGGACTGAGCACACCGGGAGGGGCCGCCGAGGTGAGTGTCTCGATCGGATTGCTGACGTGGGAGTCAACACCCCCGATCTCCTGTCCCTCGAAGTCAGCCATCAGCTCTTCCTATATGCAATGCCCGCGTTCCAGCTCTCTTCCTGATTGTCCTGAAGGTATCGCTTGCGAGCCCAGGGGTACACGACCCAGGTCTCTCCCCCGAGAGTGATGGTGTCCCCTGCGCTGAGGTTGTTCATGTTCACGATGCCAACATTAGATTGCTGTCCCAACCAGATCCATGTGTCTGGTGTAGTGCCAGTGTCACGATACACGACGGGGATGGGGATGATGGGGATGTACGAGTTCAGGTTGCTGTTGTGGATGTGTCGCATGAAGCGTAGCCATAGGCCGTCGCGCGAGCCACCGAACAGTACACGCCTGGTCTGTCCAGCAGTGTCGGTGCCGGTGACGGAGGATCCAAAGAATCCCCACTTCTCAGAGCCGCCCTGGAGACCAATTCCTTCCATGTGCATGGTGGCATTGTCCAGTGATGCCGAGCTAGTGCCGTCCAATCCGAACTTGTGGGAGACCGAGGCCGGATTGTCGATGTTGGTCGCACCCTGCTCCCAGACATGCCCATAGGCGTACTCGCCGCCCGTCCAGTCATTGATCTTGTCGATTGTACCGAAGCCGAAATGGCGATAGACACCCGCGCTGATTTGGACTACGACATGGATGTACATAGGGTCGCCGCCCGCGCCGTCCTCACAATAGAACTCATACGAGGTCCAAGGACCGGCCGCGAGGAACTCGACACGGCGCTCACTTCCGATCGTGGCACTACCATTGCCGGAGTCGTTCGGCATCGCGTCGATCGCATTGCCGCCCGTGTAGCCTAGTGACTGACAGATGTTCAGGTCCGTACCTGTCCCGTCCCACCCAAAGTGGACGTACATCGTCCCCTCATGGATCGTGCATTCATCGTTCACCGCATCGTAGTCGTCGACCGTGAAGTTGTTGGCAGCCGCGAACGTCTGGAGCTTGTTGACCAGATCCTCGACGGACGAGGGTGTGCCGGTTTCGAACTGTAGCATCAGCCCTCCTTGATAGCCAGGAACGAGTGGATGCCCGTTCGGTTGCAGTTCTTGAAGACACGATACACGTCACCCTGGATGATTCGGTCCTCGGATGTTGGAGCAGTTGTAGTGCTGTATGACTGGAACCAGAAAACATCATCGAGTTCTCCATAGACCTGCTGATCATTGGCTGTTTCACTATGTAGTAGCATGGTGGGGAACAGGACGTAGTAGTCAGCCCCAGTCCCAGGAGTAGGCTCCAGATTGGCCGTGGGCGCACCAATGGTCTCCATGTTCACGATATGGTCAAAGCTATAGGACAGCGAGTGCGCTGTGAACCTGTCCTCTAGCGGCGCAGAAGATGCATCTGATAGGCTACCGCACGGCAGTGTGATGTACTTGCCCGATGGGTTGATGTCAGCTCCGGTGAAGACAGCATTTGCGAAGCTGTTCCATGTACCTGCGGCGTCAATCAGGCGCATCGGTCCATCGTCCACGTTGACCTCTGCCCACGGGTCGGTGAGTGAACTGAATGTGGTCGCCTGGTTGTGCGTAGCGTCATATTCTGGAGCTGTGCCCGCGCACATGAGAGGATATGGGTATTCTGTGGTCGTGGCATAGCGATTGATGAAGCCAAGGTACATCGGGTAGAAGTTCGAATCGACCTTCACCATCAGAATGATGCGGAACGGGGTGACGCTCATCCACCAGTTCATAGAGCCATTCTTGAGGAGCAGGTATGTGCCCTTGCGCGTTGCCGAATCCCCACTGTCATGAGCACCGGGACTTGCGCCGGGCTGAGACTGATTGGCTAGTCCAGAATCGTATCCTGTGTAGCCATGCAGCTCCCAGTTGTATCGACCAGAGCCTCCGACACTGTAGGTGCGCCATCCCACGTAGATCGTGTCTCCGCCTCCGCCCGTTCCATGAAGGATCACGTCGCGCTCACTGCCACTCCATGTGGTGTCACGGTCAGCAGTCCACCCGTTCGTGCTAGAGGTGATCGCCAAAACAGC